AGACCCGGAAACATTGGAGGTGATAGAAAATGAAAACCCTTGAACAATATCATTTTGACAGAGACTATTTCACCAGCGTGTTTGATGAAATCTTTGCAAATCGCTGTTTTGACCTCGAAGTAGCCTGTCAAGAACACCGGGAGACAGAAAACTTTCTCCTGTATTACAAGGATGACGAGTTTTATATTATCCACTTTGACAGCGGCACAATCATAAACTGGTATAAGCATATCGGGCGTACAAACACCTGTAATGACGAGGATTTTACCTTGAACGACTTACGGGAAATGCTCATATTACTGAAGGAAGATTTGGAATGGAGGTAAGCAATGAAATCACAGAAAGAGGTTGTAAAAGATTTGGAGTTTTGTAAGGAACTCTTGAACAGGCTACTTGTCACGGCAAAGCGTGAGGATTGCGACTATCACCCCAGCGTAGTAAAGAACGACATTACACGACTTCGCCGGGAGTTAAACGATGTGAGGAGGGGTATGGAATGGAATTGATGTTTGCAATCTTGTGTTTCATTGCCTACCTCTACACCCGAGACGGGCTTTGTCTTATCGCTGTCGGCTTGCTGATGATAGCGTGGGAAATATGGTTTTGCTTTCACAACACGGAGGATAAGAAAAATGATGATAGATAAGCAAATTCAGAAAGTACACGACTTTCTCTCGGGTAAGGAAATCCGCTGGCACGACTTTTCAGAGGTCGGGATAGAGGAACAGTATCACGACTATTACTATGCGGAAGATAGACTGTATCTCATTAGAGATAATATGATAGGTTCAATTTATTTCATCGAGGCTGGTTCTCCGGGAGAGGCTTTACAGATTATCAAAGACCGCTGGGATAGCGTGAATAACTTGGGAGGTGACGAGGACTATGATTACTGAATGGATAAAAAGTTATCTTAATAGGATAAGTAGATAAAAAGTAGCACCTGTTAGGATAACAAAAAGCACTTAATAGGATTGTATCTTAATAGGATAACTTTTAGCACCTTATAGGGTTTGCGAATGTATGTTCGAGATTTTAAGGAAATTGTAATTTAGATAACTTTTTATCTTTTTCAGATAATAACTTATCTTATTAGAAATTTGAGAAGTAGTTAAAGTAGTTCAAAATCAATTTTTCCCTATAATTTCTCTATAAGGAGGCTCTATATATAAAAGTTACTGCAAAAACTGATTTTCAACTACTTCTACTACTGCAATAAGAAGAACAATAACGAAAAAGGAGGCTGAAAAATGGCATTGAATTTGGATGAACTGTTGACAAGTAATACAGAGGAGACTAAATCTAATCCGAAGGAGACTGAAAAAGTATCTGAAAAGGATAAGGAGACTGTCTCGAAAGTCAAGGAGACTGTTTCGGGCAAGAAGAAAACCCCGGCAAAGAAACCCAAGGGCAAGCCGAGGGGTGGTAACTCTCCTGTCATTGGTAATAATGGGCTGATGTTGGAGGAAGGCGATAATGCGAAGTTTATGGGCGTACAGTTGGCTCTCTTTAATATGCCGAATATTGATATGGATAATGTCGAAGAAGTCCAACAAAGGCTCTCCGACTATTTTACGTTGTACACGGAGAGAGATATGAAGCCGACTGTTGCTGGTATGGCTGTTGCATTGAACGGACATTCAAGACAATGGTTGCATAGTGTGGTTAATAATGCACCGACAGGAGGGGCTGGATATACGGCGGCGTTGCGCCCCGAGGTAGCCGACACGATAAAAAAGGCGTATATTTTGCTCGAAAATTTATGGGAAACCTATATGTCGGCTGGCAAGGTCAACCCTGTTGCTGGTATCTTCCTCGGAAAGAACAACTATAAGTACCAAGACAAGACTGAATACGTTCTCACTCCTAACCAGCAGAGCGACAACGACTATGACGCAGACGAAATCAGAGACCGTTACATTGCCGCCGACCAACAGAAGCGACTTTCGGACAATTCGACTATGGATGAAGGTCAGAGCGACTAACGACTTTCGACTATTGCGACTTTTGCGACTATCGACTATCCCGGAGCGAACCGCTACCCCAGCGAGTTTGCCCCGGGATTTTTGCGTGGATTTTTGAACGATTTTTCACAGGGTTTTTCTCGTACACTCGTTCGGGTGAACGGCTGTTCTGTGGCTGGTCTCCTCCTGTGGAGGCGTGGCGGCTGGTGTTGGATTGTTCCCCCGGATGAATACCAGCGGAACACGGGCGGCGGTTGCTGTGGGTGTTGGTTGCTCTTTTTCCCTGTGGGCGTGTTTGGGTGTTGGTTCGGATTGTTCCGGGGCTGGTGTTCTCGTTTCATCCCGTGGAGGTTTTGCGGCTGGTTTTTGTGTTTCTTCCTATTATATGGAGAAAACACGCCGCCGTGTTTGTGTCGTTTCTTATTATATGGAATAAAAACCCGGAGGCGTGGCGGCTGGTGTTCGGTTTTTGTTGAAAAAACGAACAAAGAAAAGAAAACACGAAAACGTGTAAAATTTTTTATAAAAAGTGTTGACACGGACACGGAAACGTGTTAATATACAATTACAGACACGGAAACGTGTTAAAAAGTACAGGAAACAAGCCCCGGAGGGCGAACAATAAAAGGAGGTATTTATTATGTTTGAAAGATTAACAAAGGCTTTTTTAGAGGACAGAGAGACACAGAGACAGCGCAACGAGTTTTTTATTATTCACGGTTTTTGTGAGAGTTGGAGCGAAGAACACAAGACAGAAAGCGACAACGGATTGAAAAGATATAGCACCGCTCGCCGCTGGGAACAGTATCAGAACGGAGAAATTGACCGGGCGAAGGCTTGCGAGTTTGCTATTAAGAGAATGAACAAAGAAATTGAAAAGGAAATAGAAAAGAAGTTGGCGCACCTTGAAGCCGTGGCGAACGCTCCCGAAGTGGATTATATAACAGTAAATGTAGAATATAAGCGTTCTTCTGTTTGGGGTTATAATCCAGCCGTTGAAGTTATCACGAACAGCGAATGCGGATTTTTTACAGGTTATGCGAGCGGTTGCGGCTATGATAAGGAAAGCGCCGCCGTTGCGGAGGCTTTCAACAAGTCTTTAGGAATTATGAAAGTATTATACACACTCAAAGAAAAAGCACTTGAAGCCGGGGAAAGTGACGAAAGCAAGACCGCTTGCACAGGTCACGACAATAGAAATTGTGTGGGTTATGGTGCTGGTTATAGTGTTATTCCATATTTTGAGGGCGGCGTTGGTGTTTCGTGCTTTTGGTCAATCCTTAAAAAAGCCGGGTTTGATACTTCTTGCAATTACGGAAAACACGAGAATTTTTATAGATTAAATAAGGGGGTGGCGTAATGGAATATTACAAAGTTTTGCCACAATACGACAATAAAAAGCGTTATCGCTGGAACAATCACGGGCAAGGGGTTGCGGATGGTTCTATTTTAGTGGCTAATGAATTATACACCCCGTGCGAGTTTGCAAAGTTGGCAAATTGTCCGGCGTGGTTTGAAAAAGTCAATATATCAAAGAGAAATATATATTTCTTCTTCGGTGCAAGGTTTGAAAAATAAGGAGGTTTTTATTATGCGTGATATAAATTTAATCTTTTCAGAGTTAGCACAATACAAGCGTTTACAGGAGGAAACCAGCGCAATAATTGACACACTAACGGATGAAATTAAAAGCATTATGACCGCAACGAACAATTATAAAATTGTAGGCAACGAACACCGGGCGCAATGGTCGGACGTTACACAAAGCAAGGTAGACACAAAGAAATTAAAAGAGCAATTCCCACAAATAGCGGAACAATTAACCACACAAAGCACTTACAAGCGTTTTACATTTTCATAAAAGAGAGGCGGCATAATGATAATATTATGTATATTGCTTTTCCCTTTTATGGTATTATGGGAATTGATGAAAAAGAATAATTGAAAGATAAAAGCCCCGGCAACGTGTCCGGGGTTTTTCTTTGTGCTTTTTCGGTGCTGGTGGATGACAGGAAAACGGGCGGCGGTTCATCCTGTCGGGCGTGTTCGGTTGTGTTTTGCCGTTGCGGCGGTATATCCCCCCGGGGGGATATACCACAGCCCGAGCCGCCCGAGGAAGTAGCCCGAATACTCCCTAAAAAGAAAAAGGAACTTAAAAAGATAAAATGTTATCCTATTAGTATTGACATTCTCCCCTCTCCGTGTTAATATTATCCTACAAAACACCATTCAAGTTTGATAAGGAGGAACATTATGGCAATAACAAACAATATCGAAGCAGATGTGAAAATCAAGTGCATTGAAGCCGATGTGACGCAACAGCAGTTGGGAAAGTCGATTGGTTCAACAGGTCAGTACATCAGTCGCTTGATTAAGAACAAGGAGGGTATCGTCAACAAGACCTTCGTAAAGATTATGGAGACCCTTGGTTACGACATTACCCTCACCTACACCAAGCGACAGGAGAAACCGAACCTTGATGATTTACTTGGTTAAGACAATGTGGAAGGAGGCTATCGCCTATGTTAAAGGAAACCATTAGAGAAGTGATGAACGCCAAAGGGTTTACCAACGCCCTCCTTGCGGAGAAGTGTGGTTACAACACTCCGAGCGGCGTGTCTACGAAATTTGAGAGAAAGACGATGAATGTCGATACGCTCATTAAGTTTTTGGAGGCTATGGATTGTGAACTCGTTATCCGTTCCAAGACTACCGACAAGTCTGAATGGGTACTCAAAAACGATTGATTACCTACGCATACGCCCGGGTGTCTACGAGGACACAGGCGAAGGACGGTAATTCGTTGGAGGGGCAAAGGTCGGCTCTACTCTCCGCATATCCTACCGCCCTGTTTTATCAAGAAGCCTATACCGGGATGACAACAGACCGCCCCGAACTCTCAAAAATTCTCGAAAAAATAAAAAGGGGCGATACGCTGGTGGTGACAAAACTTGACCGCTTCTCCCGTTCCGCACAGGAAGGCGTAGCCCTCATACGGAAGTTGCAGTCACAGGGAGTTATCATCCACATTCTGAATATGGGTCGTGTCGATGATACGCCTATGGGGAAACTCACCATTACGATGTTGCTGGCGTTTGCTGAATTTGAACACGACAACATTGTGGAGAGGCTGGCTGAAGGTAAGGCGGTGGCGAGAAGCCACGGCAAGCGGACTGAAGGTAGGCTGAAGAAAGAGCCGCCCGAGTTTGAAAACTTCCTCGCATTGTGGAGGAATGGTAAGATAACGGTAGACGAAGCCTGTTCTCATATGGGGATAGGTCGTACTACTTGGTATAAGTTGAAACAGGAGGTAGAAAAATGAGAAAAAC